AAGCCGGTTTCGCTCATATCGACTTCATCCGTTGCCAGCTTCACCGGCTTGGAGTTGGTCACACCGTCAATCGTGTACGCACGTCCTGCAATCATGTTTTGCAGCGCCGTGATGGGCTTGCTGTGCGTGATTTCGAGAATGACGATGGTTTTCATGCGGCAACTCCTTTGCGGGCAAGTGCCTCACGGGCCATTTGCAGCGGCAGCATATTGACCTTCTCGCCACCCTCGTACCGTCCGACGATGCGCCGCGCCCACTCGATGTTCCGGTTGGCACCAGCACTGGCGGCAGCGGCCACCATCGGGCGCAGCTTGGCAAGTTCGGCACGCACGCGGCCAGGGTCGGCAGGCGGTGCAGGCAGCGGGATGTTGTCCGGGGTCGGGGCCTTGCGGCAAAGGTTACGGAACTCGATGGCGTTGGGAGCACGCTCAGGCAGGTTTTCCAGCGCCCAAGCAATGTCACCCATGCGCTGCGTGTAGCCGCCCAGCTCATGCGCCCAAATGGTCTTGATGGCGTTGCTGTTCATGCCCTCGTACATGTTCAGGAACTGCCGCCCATAGGTCGCGGTCAGTCGGTCAAACAGTCGGTCAACGGCTTGCAATGGAAGGGACATTTCTCACCTCGTCAATGAAGTTCAGGGGGGATGCCGCGATGCCGGGCGCGAAGTCTTGAGCTTGTTGCAGGCGCTTGTCAGCAAAGGTCGGGGCGCGAATAGGCGCAGCGTCGTCGTGGGCCTTTCGCAGCCAGTTGCGCCAAGCCTTGTGCCAGTCCGTGCGGGTGGTCTTGAACTCGTGGTCGCGCATCTTCTGCGTCTCGCGGTCAACATCGGCCCTCGGGGCTTCGATTGCCGCCCACTGCCGCATTTCGTCGGTGACGGCAAAAGATGCTGGGCAGAACTTCGCGCCGCGCTTTGCTCCAACAGAACCGCTAGGTTCTGTATCTTTCTTCTCTTCTCTTCTCTTCTCTTCTCTAGCTCCGCAATCTGTCCGCACTTGTCCGCCGTCTGTCTGTGTGTTGTCCGCATTGGATGCGGACACATTGCGCGAGTTGGCTTTTCTTTGGGCTTCCACGCAGCGGCGTTTTGCGGACGCACCGTTGTGGTCGCTGAAATTGATGATGGTCACGCCGTCCGATTCCTCGGTCAGCCAACCAATGTTGCACAGGGCCTGCGCAAAACCGGGGACACCTGTTTTACGGTCAATCTGGCGAAGGCTAAGGCTGGGCAGGAAGCCGTTTTCAGTGTGTTGGTCGCCGGTTGCCCACAGCCAGTACAAAGCCCCGACAACGGCGGCTTCCGTGCTCTCCGTGGCGTCAACGATGGCCGCTACCCGTGGGTCATCCCACAGGTTGCCGCGCATCTTTATCCACTCACCGGCCATTTACACCGCCTCCAGCACCGAATACCGCCCGCTGTCGTCCACCGTGCGAATCAGCCCGGCTTCTTCCATTTCCTTCTTGCGGCGGTCAATCTGAACGATGGTCAAGCCGGTAATCAGGCTCAGTTGATGCGTGTCCCTGCGGCCATGCGTCTTGAGGCATGCCAGGATGCGCCCAGCGTGCGAACCGGCGAAGCGCACGGAATCTGCTGCTGCGCGATGACTTGTAGCCGGGTCAGTCCTGCGTGCGCGTATCGGCGTCAGGTCAGTGATGGCGAGTTGCATTGCTGCTCCTTTAGTTAGCTGTCGCACAGTCACGGTGCGTACAGATGGGTATGGTTCTAATGGGGGGCGTGTTGCCAGGAGTTGAGGTGAGCGTCATGCGGCCTCCGCAAACAGCCCCGCCTGCTCTTTCAGCGCGTCCTCAACATTCAGGCAGGCAAGTTCGTAGTACTGCGGCTTGAGTTCGGTTCCGACAAACCTGCGGCCCATCTTTACGGCGCAATAGCCTTCGGAGCCAATCCCCGTGAATGGCGAAAAAACCAGATCCCCTTTGTTTGTCCACAAGTGAATGCACCGCTCAATCACGTCAAGTTGCAGCGGGCACATGTGCTTTTCGTCGTTCTCGTCCCGCGCTGGAAGCTTGTTCAGCGTGCGACCCTGGTTAATGTCTGTCCAGATCGGACTCGCGTACTTCTGCCACATCAGCACCGGCAGATCGTCGCCATGGGTCACACGGGTTTCGCAGTCGCCGGGCTTTCGCATCGTCACCACGTAGTCGGGCAGGCCCATGCGGCTCATCGTGCTGTTCTCGCGGATGGTCTTGTGCAGCAAGCCAAGCGCCTTGGTGCGCTGCATTGCGACTACCGGGTCTTTCCAGATGCACACCTCAGAGTGATAGATAAACCCAGCTTCCTCAAAAGCCTTGATAAGTGCGCCCCGGAAATCACGCAGGCCAATGAACCCTTGGCGCATCTTGGTCGTGGGCAGGTTCATGCAATGGAATGACACGTTGCGGCCCGGCTTGATGACGCGGAACAGCTCGGTAATCAGGAATTTCAACTGCGCGACAAACTCATCGTCGTCCTTGCAGTTGCCCATGTCGTGGTCGCTGTTGCTGTACACAAACAGATCGGCAAACGGAGGCGAAAACACGCTGTAGTCAATGCTGTTGTCAGCCATCCGACGCGCCCACTTCACACAATCGCCCAAGTGGATGGTGTAGCCGTCACCCTCGTGCGTGTCTTCGCGGTAGGCGTCCACTACATTGGTCTGCCCGGTAAGTTCGTGGTTCATGATTTCCTTCATGTGTTCGATCATGTTTGCGCTCATCTCGTGGTGCTGCACTTCCTTGCGCTTTAGGTTTGCCAAGATCTGGCCTTCGTTCTCCGCCGTGAACAGATGCACTTGAACCTCGCGCTTTTGACCGAAGCGATAGCAGCGGCGCACGGCTTGGTAAAACTTCTCAAATGAGTCATCCAGCCCGACAAAGGCCATGCGGGCGCAGTGCTGCCAGTTCATGCCGAATCCGGCAATCTTTGGTTTGCTGACCAGCACGCGAATTTCCCTGTGCGCAAAACCCAGCAGGTTTTTTGACTTAGACTCCGGCGAGTCGGAGCCCTGCACGTTGACTGCACCTGGTATCAGTTGCGTGATGAGTTCGGCCTCGTCGTTCAGGTGGCACCAGATAAGCCACGGCTCACCCGGCTCTGCGTTGACCACATCGGCCAATGCCTTGCAGCGGGCCTCTACGCTGTCACGCTGAGCCTTGCGGCGCTCGGCAAGGCCCATGGCAGGCCGTGCAAACAACTCGTCGCCAAGCTGCTCGGTTTCCACCACATGCTCGTGGTAGGTTAGCGGCGGAAGTTCGTAGCGGGCACCGTTGAATCCCAAGTCCTGCGGGTTGCGCAGCACCACGGCCCACGTGCCCATCCATTCCCAAAACTTCGATGCGCCCCATCCCTTGAGCCGCCATGTGCCGGTGTCTCCCGTGTCGTTCACAAAGTAAGTCGCCAGCATTTCAGTGCGGCTCATGACGCCCAGGAACTCGCACTGGTTGCCTAATTCCTCGAAGTCGTTGGGTGACGGCGTGGCCGTGCAGGACAGGCGATACGGCACGCCCTGCGCTGCGTCAATGATGCGCTGGCGGGTCTTGCCGTCATGCGCTTTCAGGATGGATGATTCGTCCAGCACCAGCCCATGCAGCTCGGTAAAGTCGATGGCGTCCATGCGTTCGTAGTTGGTAATCCACACGCCGGGGCCGGTGGGCGTACCACCTTGGGGGACGCGGGAAACTTCAATGCCAAACGTGCGACCCTGCTCAATGGTCTGTTCAGACACGGCCAGCGGCGCCAGCACCAGCACAGTGCCGCCCGTATTCGCGGCCACCTCTGCGGCCCATGAAAGCTGCATCAGGGTTTTGCCAAGGCCGGTATCCGCAAAGATGGCAGCGCGGCCACGGCGGATTGCCCACTCAACAATCGCGTGCTGAAAATCGAATAGATGCTCGTTCAGGTCGCCAGGCTTGTGACCTGTCGCCACTTCTGCGCGGCGCTTGCGGGCGACAAAATCATCGTAGTCGCTCATATCGCCGCCTTCACCAACTTCCCCCTTCGCGCCATAGCGTCAGGGGTTGATTCCTTCTGCGCCAGCGTGTCCAGGCTAAACCTCGGGATCGCCACGTCAGCCCTGCGGCTGATTCCAGTCAACGTACCGGGGTTGCGGCCTTCCTCGCGGGTGCGGCGCTCCACAACTTCAGCACCGATCTGGCTGGCCGTCTTGCCGTTGGT